AAAAATTAAAGCAAGTGATGAGGCGTTAATGACGGTTGCACTTGAAGCCATTGAAGGTTTTATCCCGTACTTGCCGCTTGATGATACCGATCAGATGGCTCTCTATGACCAAGCAATTAAAGGGCTAACGAAAAGACTCAAGGAGAAGAACACATGAGTAAAGAAGTATTACAACAAGCGTTAGATGCTTTAGACGACACAGGCTTAAAATGGCGCAATGTGGTTGCCGCAATTCAAGCGGTCAAAGAAGAAATCAAGCGTTTGGAAAAAATAGAACTTGAAAACGCCAAATTGTGATATAGTTTAAGCACTACAAAAAGTAGTGTTTTTTGCAAAGAAACAAAGGAATTTATCATGGGTTATCCAAATATGGAAAAATTGCCAAAGGGTGCAAAATCTTCAGATCGCACAGGCGAGAAAAAGATTGGCACATCGATGGTTGATAAAGAAGTGTTCCGTTCAGGCGCATCAGGCGAGAAAATCCCTAAAGGCGCATTGTCAAGCGACACATCAGGCGAGCGCAAAATGCCGATTGCTGGTGGCGTAGGCATGGGAAAGATGGACGGCATGGGTTCACGTGATGGCTCACACATGGGCAAGCACGATGGACGATTGGGCGAAATGAAGGGTTCAGTAAGCGAGAAAAACGTTTACGAACACGAGCGTTCAGAGTACAGATAAAAGCGAAATGCCCCCAAGGGACATCAAGGGGGCACTTCTAAACAAAACAACTGGAAGGAGTTGCAATGTCTGTTCAGCATTGTAGATCATGTAGGCACTTTCTTGATGTAAATCAAGCCGTAGGCACTTGCAGACGGTATCCACACTATCAAAATCGTAGTCCTAATGAGTTATGCGGAGAATTTGCAGAGAAAGCCATTTCATCCCCTGCGGGGGGTGCTTTTTTAGCGCTTCCAGTTGTTGATATTCCACAAATCGACAAAAAAAGAGGAAGGCCACGCAAAAATGATTAAGCCATTGAGAGACAAGATATTTGTCAGACCCGAGAAACGCATTCAGTCTACGCTTTACATTCAAAGCGCAGAAGCTGACACGGTTGGATACGTTACCGCCGTTGGTGATGAAGCGGCCGAGGAAGGGCTAAAAGTAGGCAATAAGGTATACTTTGGCACACTAGCCAAGGATTACAAAGACGAATATTTAAAGTACACAAACTTTAAGAACAACGATGAAAACATGATTGTAATGTCATGGCAGGATGTTTGCTTTATTGAGGAAGTCGAATAATGCCGTTAATTAAATCCAAAACCGAAAAAGCCTTTAAAGAAAACATTAAGACTGAAGCTAAAACCAAGCCAGTAAAGCAAGCCGTGGCCATTAGCTATGCTGTCAAGCGTGAAGCCGAAAAAAAAGCTAAAAAGAAATGACTGAAGAAAAACGCCCAGTAGGTAGACCAACCCTTTATGACCCATCGTTTTGCGAACAAGTCATAGAACTGGGCAAGCTCGGTAAGTCAGTAGAACAAATTGCCTCAAATCTAGGTGTAGGTACTAGAACTTTGTTTACATGGAAAGACACGCACGAAGAATTTCGGCATGCCTTGGACGAAGCGAAGGAACATGAGTTAAATTGGTGGGAGACGATAGGCCAAACTCATATGATTGAGAACAAAGAAAGCGACAAGTTAAACGCCTCGATATGGTCAAGATCAATGGCCGCAAGGTTTCCAAAGAAATACAGGGAATCAGTAAAACAAGAGATTACAGGCGAAAACGGTGCGCCTTTATTGACGGCCATTCAAGTGTCTTTTGTAAACCCCAATGACCCAAGCTAACGTAGAATTCCCAGTCAAACTGCAATGTTTGTTTAAACCAAGCAGATACAAGGTTCTTTGGGGTGGACGAGGCGGCGCAAAGAGTTGGGGCATTGCTAGGGCATTGCTGATTATTGGGGCCAACAAGATCACACGTGTTTTATGCGCCCGTGAATTCCAAACGTCCATCAAGGATTCTGTTCACAAGTTGTTAAGCGATCAGATTATGGCCATGAACCTGACCGAGTTTTACGAAATAACGGACAGAACGATCAGGGGCAAGAACGGCACCGAGTTTAACTTTGTTGGACTGAAGAACAATGTGGCCAATGTTAAGTCTTACGAGGGTGTGGACGTTTGTTGGGTAGAAGAAGCCCAAAGCGTGTCCAAGCGTTCGTGGGACGTTCTGATACCGACAATCCGTAAAGAAATGTCCGAAATATGGGTTTCATTCAATCCCGAGTTGGAAACGGACGAGACTTATCAGCGGTTTATCATTCATCAGCCTGAAAATGCGGTGGTTCAAAAGATCAATTGGTCAGACAATCCTTGGTTTCCTGAAGTGCTTAGGATTGAAAAAGACACGCTAAAGATGCGTGATATTGAGGCGTATAACATGGTCTGGGAAGGCATTTGCCGTCTGACCGTGGATGGCGCGGTCTTTGCCAAAGAAATGCAAATGGCAGAGATTAACAATCAAATTCAGAATGTGCCGTATGACCCAATCAAGCCCGTGTTTACGGTTTGGGACTTGGGATGGGCAGATGCCACGGCCATTTGGTTTGTACAATTTATCGGCATGGAAATCAGGGTAATACGATACCTTGAGGACAGCCAAAAGACGATCAGTCATTATTTAGCCGAGATTCAGAAGTTTGGTTATGTGTACGACACACACTATTTACCACATGATGCGGCCAGCCGTAACCTTGGAACGGGTAAAAGCATCGAGGAAATCGTCAGAGCAACAGGCATGAAGGTGCAAATATTGGAACGTGTGCCCGTTGCGGATTCAATCAATGCGGCTAGAACGATATTCCCAAGGTGTTATTTTGATAGGACAAATACTGCCGATGGCTTACAATGTTTACGTCACTATCGATATGATGTTGACCCAGACACAAAACAATTTAGTAGAATGCCATTACATGACCAATATTCACATGGGGCAGATGCGTTTAGGATGCTAGGGTTAATGGTCTCAGAACCTAGAAAACCCGTAAAGAAGCGTCCACAAATGGATATGCCAGTTGGTTGGATGGGATAAAGGATTAATATGGATGATTTCGACCCACGCATAACGGAAGCTAAACAATTCCTTAAACTGGCCAACGATGCCGACACAAACAATCGTGCGGAGGCTTTGGAGGACTTAAAGTTTGCCGCAGGCGATCAATGGCCCGTGGAAATTCAGAACAGCCGTAACCTTGAAGCACGCCCTTGTTTGACCATCAACAAGATTGATGCTTATGTGCGTCAGGTCACTAACCAACAAAGACAACAACGTCCACGCATCAAAGTCCACGGCATGAACAACCAGTCCGATGCCAAGATTGCAGAGATTCTGACGGGCATCAGCCGCCACATCGAGGTCAATTCAGACGCTGACCACGCCTATGACAATGCGTTCAATTATGCGGTCAGATGTGGATTTGGCTATTGGAGGGTTAAAACCGACTATGTGCGCGAGGACTCATTCGATCAAGAAATCTACATTGAACCTATTCACAATCCTTTTACCGTTTACTTTGATCCAAACAGCACGTTGCCCGATGGTTCAGATGCCGAGAAATGTTTAATCACACAAGTGGTAAGCAAAAAGGTATTTGAAAAGATGTACCCAGACGCTGAAACAGGCGTGGGCTTTACTCAAAAAGGCACAGGAGACACCAACGCCGAATGGGTGATGAAGGAAGATATTAGGATTGCCGAATACTGGTACACCGAGCGTAAAGCCGACAAACTGTGTTTATTGAGCGATGGTTCTAAGGTATTCCGTAGTGATTTGCCAAGCGATGCCGATCTGTTAATTCGTGGTCTGGTGGTGATCGATGAGCGTCCAACACTTAAAAAACAAATCAAAATGATTAAGTGTACGGCGATGGAAGTGCTGGAAGAAGGCGATTGGGCATCTAAATACATTCCAATTATTCCAGTCTACGGTGAGGAATTCGTAGTAGACAACAAGCGCAAAAAGTACGGATTGGTCAGAATGGCCAAAGACGCACAGCGTATGTACAACTTTTGGAAAACCTCAATCACAGAATCCATTGCACTAGCGCCCAAAGCCAAATGGTTGCTTGCAGAGGGTCAAGACGAGGGACATGAGAACGAATGGGCACAGGCCAACGTCAAGTCTATGCCAGTACTGAGATATAAGCAAAAGGACATTGAAGGCGTTCCTGCGCCAATGCCCACACGCATTCAGCCTGAAGCACCGCCAACGGGCATTATGGCCGCCGCAGATGGCGTGAACAGCGATATGCAAGCTATTCTTGGCATATTTGACCCCAATCAGATGGCCACAGGCAACATCAGCGGTAAGGCATTGAATGGTCAACAACAACAGATTGACCTAACAAACTTCCATTATTACGACAATTTGACCCGTTCTATTAAGCACACAGCACGCATTATTTTGGACTTGGTGCCTAAGATTTACGATCAAGCACGTGTAATGCGGATCATTGGGGACGATGGCAAGCCTGATTTGGTGGAGATTAATAAGCTATCACAGGACGAACAAGGCGTTCAAAAGATACTCAATGACGTAACCGTGGGCGAATACGATGTAGTGATGGACACAGGCCCAGGCTACAACAGCAAGCGCATTGAAGCGGTTAATAGCATGATGCCCATGTTAAGTGCTGATCCTAATCTAATGAACGTGGCGGGCGATTTGATCTTTAGGAACATGGACTTCCCAGGTGCCGATACGATTGCAGACCGTTTGGCCGCCGCTAACCCATTGGCTCAAATTGATGACAAATCAAATGTGCCGCCACAGGTTCAGATGCAATTGGCGCAGTCCAAGAAGACCATTCAGGACTTACAACAACAGTTGCAAGGTATGCAATTGATGCTGAAAAACCGTTCCGATGTTGAGCAAATGAAGCAAGATGCCGAGACCAAGCGCACCTTGATTAAAGAGACCAACAGGGCGCATGAGATTGAATTGTCAGACCAAAAACACCATCGTGACATGGTTTTGCGTACTGATACACAAGCGCACGACACGGTTATTAAGACACAAACGCAAATGGAAATTGAGCGCATGAAGGCAGAATTAGCGGTTTATTTGTCGCAATTGGACAGATTAACCGAGCGTGAAGCCAAAGCCGAAGCGGTTGAGCGTGCCATTTGACAAATTAATGATTTAGTGTAATATTTACACAAACCTTACCCGTAAGGTATACGGGGTTAATTCTTAGGGTGACCTATGTCTGAAAAAGAAGCATCGTCTGTATTGACGAGCGAGAACTCGGCCGAATTTTATGCTAACAAACTTGGTTTAGCTGACAGAAACGATGATGTGGCGGTTGAAACCGAGCCATCAGAAGTGACCGATCAGAGTGAACAAGATGAGCAAATTGAAGCCAAACCTACCGAGGAAAAGAGACAGAATCCAAAGTTAGAGAAAAGGTTTTCTGAACTGACAAAACAACGTGAACAGGCCAAGGCAGAAGCGCAAGCAGAACGCCAACAGCGTGAAGCGTTGGAAACAAGGTTAAGGGCACTAGAGCAACAGGCTACGCCTCCACAACAGGCAAAGAACATTGACGAGGAACCCCAGCCTGGCCAATTCCAAGATGCTTTCGAGTATGCAAAGGCATTGGCGCAGTATTCAACAGAAAAGGCTTTGCAAGAACGCGATCAGCAAGAAGCTAACAGGAAAGCTAACGAAGAAAGACAAAAGACTATCAAGGCTTGGTCTGAAAAGTTAGAAAAAGTGAAGGCCGATATGCCTGATTACGATGACATTGTAAGCACCGCTAATGTGGTGGTTTCTGATGACATTCGAGATTCGATACTAGAAAGCGATGTAGGTCCAAGAATCCTATATCACCTAGCAGAAGATTTGGAATACGCACAGAAATTGGCACAGATGCCTACACGCAAAGCGCTGATTGAAATAGGAAAGTTGGAAAAGCTATACGAACGGAATGAAGTCAAAACAGAGCCGGTAGTTAAAAGTAAAGCACCTGCGCCAATTCGACCACTCAAAGCGGCTGGTGGTGTTGCTGATATTCCCATTAACTCAAGCGGGGAATTTCACGGCACTTACCAATCGTGGAAAGAAGCAAGGCGTGCGGGCAAAATCCGTTAATTTTTTAATCAAAGGAAATGATAAATGAGTAATAATCTCTTAACCATCTCCAAGATCACCAACGAAGCGTTGATGGTTTTGGAAAATGAACTGACATTTACGTCAGAAGTAGACCGTAACTATGACGATCAATTTGCCGTAGTTGGCGCTAAGATCGGTAACACAGTTAACGTTCGTAGACCAGGCCGTTTTATCGGTACAACAGGCCCAGCGCTGAATGTTGAAGACTTTAACGAGACATCTGTCCCCGTTACTTTGTCTACGCAATTCCACGTTGATACACAATTCACTACACAAGACTTGGCTTTGTCCTTGGATATGTTTAGCGACCGTGTGTTGAAGCCTGCCGTTGCCGCTATTGCTAACAAGATTGACCGTGATGGTTTGGTTATGGCCAAAAACAACACAGCCAATATCGTTGGTACAGCCGGTACACCTCCCACGGGTTTGATTACATATTTGACTGCCGCCGCTTACTTGGACGCTGAAGGCGCACCACGTGACGGACGTAGATCATGTATCGTTGAACCTTTTACATCAGCTACTATTGTTGACAGCTTGAAGGGCTTATTTGTTCCTCAAGAAGCCATCGGTGAGCAATACCGTAAAGGTTTGATGGGCCGTGATTCTGCTGGTATGAACTGGAAGATGGATCAGAACGTGGTAAGCCAAACTTTTGGCTCATCATCTACTGCCGTTTTGTCATGCAATACATCAACAGCAACTGGTTTCCTGACCTCTGGTTGGGCATCAACTTCTACAATTGCTTTGTCTGCAACTACTGCGGCTGGCAACTTGAACCAAGGCGATGTAATCCAAATTGCTAACGTGTATGCGGTCAA